AAACTTTATCTCTATTAGAATTCCTTGGTGGAAATTCTTTTGCAACTTCTTGTTCGATGAAATTTGTTAAATCTTCCCCGTGATATCCGGAACTTACAGCGCCATTAACCAATTCTCTAGCGTATGCACCCTTAGCGCCCTTAGCATCAAACCAGGAATTATCTTTTCGCCATTGCAACTCGTGATTAATTAAATCTTGATCTACGGTAGAAGCTGATTGGGTTGATTGCTCGACTTTTTTAATTCCGTCTTTTGTCTTGTCGATACGAGCGTCTAATTTGGTTACCTCTTTGGTGTCACCGTTTTCAATAGCTTTGTCTCGCTCACTAAGCATCTCTTCTAGCTTGATATCTAATTGTACTTTATGAACTTCATTTACATCATGTATCTGTTTATCCATAGCTTCACGATGGTTTGCTTTTTGTCTCATGGTTGTTTTTATTGCATCACCTCTGGCATTAAAAACCTCTGCACTCACCCATTTCTCAGGGGTTCCACCGTTTTTAATGTGCGCGTCAAAATCTTTCCAGCCATGTTCTGACGCTGTTGATTCTGCGTTGCTTTGTCTTTGCTCAAAGAACTCAGTTTTGTTAAACTGTATTTGATCTTGCCCGGCAGTATCTACCGATTCTATGTTTTCATTGTCCATTTAAGAGCCCTCTTCTAATGTTACGCCACAAATAATATCGTGATCGCAAACAATTCTTCGCAAGTCTTCAGGGTCGTTTGATATTTTCTTACCAGCGTGGGCGTTTATCCTAACCATGTCTCCAACATCATATCCCCATGATTTATGGCCATCAGCACCGCACGCATGATTTTTGTGTGCGAACTCACCAATCTTTAAAACCTTTACTATGTCAACTGCTTGTTGCTCTTTTTTTGCAACCTCTTTGGCTAAAACAATACCACCTGTTGTTTTATGGTAACCGTCCCCATCATCTTTATACATTTTGTGTAATTCTACAATCACGAAATAACCGAATGGTTCGCAATCTTTTATCTTTAAATCTTCTGTCAAAAATGCCATTTCTACTTTTCCTTTTTCTTTTGTTTAGATTTCTTTTGTTTAGGTAATTCTGTAACCCATATAATTTCATTCGTGCCTAGTGAATAATAAGAATTATTTTTTCTTTCTCTAACCGTTATTTTCATCATCTTTGTACGGGTCCCATCCTGCAATATCAGCAAGACATTCAAGATATCCTCTATCCTTACTTTGAAGTACACGTCCGCATTCATCAACCGGTTGTCTTGTTGATAGTGACTTCATTCGATCTAGAAATATCGACTCGATATCTTTCATAAATAACATTGTCATTGGTTGGTTTTTCCATGAATCAAAATCATCTTTATCTAAACTTTCTGTCATTCTAGCTAAATCACGTTCTATTTTTTCTTGAAACTTATCTATTTCCATTCTAATAACCTCTATGGTTTGTTGATTAAAGTTTTTTATTTAATTCTTAATGTGCCTTTTTGACCGATTATATTCACTGTATCTGAATTGTTTTCTAAAAATATATCCAGTGTATCTCCTGTGGTAAATGTGTATTGCCATATCATATTTAAAGACACTATCTTTGTACTTGTTGCTATGCCACCTTCTTTTGTTTCAGTTAAAACAGATCCGTTTATAACCATGTAAGCACTAACTTGTTTATCAGAACCACCAGAGGCCATCAGCAAATTAACACTAGCATCCATCGGAAGTCTTTCGTCTCTTTCTCCAACATAAGTTAAAGTTCCTGTTCCGTCAGATGTAAAATGAGACAATACTACTGCACTCCATACTGCATTCATTTTAACAGGGGTGTTTATTGTCGCAATAGTTGTTTCTAATGCGTTTAATTCAGTAGATATAAGCGCGTCACTTTTAGAGTCTGGCAGTGGTGAATTAGAAGTGTAAACCCATCTTATGTCTTCCAAAGTTAAGCCTGAAATTGATGTAACACCATTTAAAAAGTTTGAATTTGTTACTCTTCCTACCGAATTTACCTTTAAATTATCACTGTTTGGTGCGCCGCTTATGCCAATTGACCCAGGGACACCATCGACTGTAAAATCATTTATATTAATCGAATCGTGAACAGACGTGCCTAGATCAATACCGACAAATGTAGCCGATGAAGTTAAAAATAACAACGTGCTTATATCAAATATTCTCCAAAAACCACTACCTAGAACAGTTATTCCTTGACCCGGGCTTCCTGACGCCCAATTCTTAATACTAACAGCGTTTAAATTGTCAAATGTAGCAACTTTTAAACATGATGTTATTATCATATTATCAATTAAACAAACTATTCCATCGATCGTTGCGGTGTGTTCAATAACTTGAGCATTAGGGCATGATACTCTTATGTTTCTAAATGTAACGTTCGTATCATTCATCGTAAACATATTGCCAGTGCCCGTGTATTCCCATTCTGGCGATTGACTGTTGTTTGACGTTATTACATTATTTAACCCAGGAATAAATCTATTTGATGATGATAAACCCGCACCTATGATATAAACCACGTTGTCCTCTCCCGTTATAACACCAGCTATAGGAGCAGGAAAATCACTTTCAGAATTTATAACTCTTTCATTGACGGCTATAACTGCGACTTGAGCAATAGTTTCATCTAGTATACTTGTCGCTCCTACATTGCCCTTGTTGATGAAAATATCATAGTCACCATCAGCAATGTAAAAGAAATACTGCCCATTATCATCCGTTTGCACTGGGTTATCTTTTGACACCAATCCTTGCTCATCCTGAAACAATGCAGCTAATGAAGTAAGCCCAGCCAATTGAATTGTCACTGGTCCACGAGAAAATGCATTACCATTAATTTCTGAATCAAATTTTAGGAATGCGGTATTATTATATCTGATCATCTTATAACCTGCTGTTGAGACTTCGCGATAGCTTCTTCATGTTTAACCTGTAAATCTTTATGAGCAAGAATTGAAGCATCTAGTTGCTTCTTGAATGTTTCCTCTAACTCGGTTAACTTAAGTGAGAAATCAGCTTGTTGTTTCTCCTGCTGCAACCTGTTTTTTTCAATACCTTCACGCTCTTTAGCTTGTTGCTCTCTCTCTTTGACAACCTGTTCACTCTGCATTAGAGCGTATTGTTTTTCTAATAGCTCAGTTTGCGCTTTTGCTGCTGCTTCTGTTGCTTTTTGTGACTGCAACATCTGCTCGTTAATCTTCTTATCCTCTTCTGACACCTCCTGACTGAATACTTCGTCGGTTAAGTCGGATTCAATAGCATCAAAATAATTACGAATAATAGGAGCCGCATTTGCACCAGCCTGCAAAACCATGGGTACTAAATCAATTTGTACTTGAGCCATTTGTATGTTTTGCTGTTGAGATGAGAATTTAGCGTTAGCGGTGGGTTTTATGATCATTTCTGTATTGTAATCAGCTTCGTAATCTCCCTCATTATCATTGACTTTTAAATATAAAACAGGATCGGTAAATTGTTTATTTAGCTCAAACATTATGCCGAATTCTACACTCATCGATCCGACCATGTTATCCATCAATGCGGATGTTGGTATACTACCCTCTTGTAACATCCCTAGAACGCTAGCTGCAGGTATGTTTGGAGACATCATACCCTCAATGTTGACCTTGGTTCCTAGTTCTTTAACTTCAGACTTTAATGCTTCGTTAAGATTAAATAGCGTCTGACTTGGTTCTTTGATCGGCAATGGCAATATAGAGTGCTGTAATTCCATAGCTGCAATATCTGTTACTTTCCACATACCAGGTTTAAATGATGATATACCTTTGCGCTTACTTCTGTGTTCTTTGGCTAAGAATCCACCTTGTAATGTTGCTAAGTCACCAGCATTAAACAATGTGTTAGTTGTTTTATTTATCCCTTTTATGGCGCTTACCATAACGTGACAAAAGCCGTAGTGCAACATCTTGCCATTTGCTGGGTTAATAAAGTGATATGGGGTGATAATATCAATAGCTCTGATTGATATTAATTTCGCTTGTGAATCTGCTTTTTTTTTCTTGTCTGATATGAATTTAGAATGTTGTTCACTTGACTGTATTATACTTTGTTCTATGTTATTGATTCTATCTTGCATCTCTGCGTAACTCATCGTAACACCTTCGTAATCAACCATGATTCCTGCTAAGTTCCATCTCGGCACAATCCTGACTACTTTTCTAGAGCTCTTGTGTACAGTGATAATGTACGGCTCTTCATATCCATCATCATCTAAATCATAAGAGCATATTTGTTCTAAGAACATGTATTGATCTTTATCTTCTTTATGAGTCTCACTTGGTAAATTAAATTCAGCCCATACTTTTGATTGAGTTCGCTCAAATATGTTATTAGGTGAGTAGTACTTGTTTTGGGTAAATCTTGGCAAGTCTGAGAACGAACTACAATCGTTATCTAGTGAAAAATTAGGGTGACTAATCAACTCTGATACATTGTGACCGCGCGCTTGATCGTACCATGTCTTTTTGAATATGCTCCCCTGGGCTGCAACCTGATAACCTAATGATTTTTGATCTACTCTCCATGCCTTATTTTCAGTGTTTAGTTGATAATTCATATGATTGATCACGCGATCTTGAGTATCTTGTTTTTCTTTCCCTTTTTTTCCCTCTATGCTACCTGCAACTAAATTTGGCTTACTTAATATTTGAGTTGAGTATTTATCGCCAAAGTCTCTAACTGCTTGGCCAAGCTCAGGTGACTTGTAATTACTTGCTTTTTCCCAAGGGTAATCTATTGATGAACTGTCCGGCTCCATCAGATCCATGCCGCACTTTAAAACATCAGTCCAGTGAGACATGGTCTCTCTGTCTGTATCGTCACCGTTGACAACCTCCGCCCCTATTTTTACAAGGATATTGTCACCACCTTCCATTTTAAGAACGATTTCAACAAGGTTTGACTCATCTAGCCACTCGATTAATCTACTGTCCATTACCAATGATCCTGTGCAATTTGATAGTCGTCATATTCTTCCCCTTTATCAATGATATCATATTTCCTAACCGCATATCTTCTCATCATGTAAGCGTATCTAATAGCACATATCAAATCATCTTGTATCTTAACTATCTTTCCGTTGTCGTCACGATGATAATTTAATAGTTCCTCGAATAAATCTGCCATTTCACCAATGAATCTAAGCTTATTTAGTTTTAATAGCTTGTATATCTCCATGATACCCTGCTCAACGCCATTATCCCCAGTGGGCCAAGTGGCGTGCTTAGATAGCATTTCCCAGCCAGACTCTTCATAGTATGACTTTTGCGCTTTGGCACTACCTTTCTCGGTTTGTAACCCATCGTGAGGCCATGAAGTTGGCACTCCCTTGGCCCAGCTCTTAACATATTGCCATGCTTCATAGGGTTGTGTTTTTCTTTTCTTCCAAGCCTTGGCGACATAAATACATCCATCGTCCTTGTCCCACCAAAGCTGAACATGTGCTTGCGGGTGATCCCATCCAAAATCCATGCCGTTTATCATAAACCAATGATCGGGACACTCAAAAGGTTTAACTTTATTGTCTTCAATATCTAAATCAAATATTAAACCACTGCCCAACAACGGTAACCCCTTGGTTCTCATGTCACGTTGGTAAGGTGGATACAGTGCAATGATTGCTTCTTTCATCTCTTCGGTTAGATGTTTAGCATCGTCCCATGTTGCACGTTGCATATATTGAGATTCACCAGGGTTATCCATAAAACTAACAACTAATTCAGTTCTACCGTTTTCCGGTGTGAATGTTAGTATTCCCCTGCCTCCTTTGCCTTGATCACCGGTCAACGTTCTTGTGACAACTTGAGGATATATCTTTGAGTCCTTTGGCTCTTCATCAATGTGATACCAATCAACACTATCACCCATCAGTGCATGCTGACCTTGGGAGTATGACCAGAATTGAATGCGTGATATACCACCGGAAATGTGGCGAACTCTAACTTCGCGAACACACCGTGGCGTACCCATCATGGGTAAAGAATCTGCTATCAACTCAGTCGGTATTAGTCCGCCTTCTAAGCTACCCATTGAATAATTACCAACAATAGGCGCTTGCAATAAATCTCTTATCTTCTCACCCGAATAACCAAGCACCCAAATTAATGGGGCGTGATCGAATCTATGCCCTTCCCAATCGTCAGGATAATTACCGGTTGCATGAATGGAGTCGACTAAGCAACCAGTGTAAGTTTTGCCAACGCGGTTAGCGGCCATTAATAATGATGATATGTATTCGGCAGTTGATGCAATGAATCTTCTTTGCCAAACGTATAACGACTTCCAAACTTTAAGGTATAAAGATTTGTCCAGTCTCCTGGCTTTTTCTTCTAGCAGTAATATTAATTGCTGCTTCTCACTTAACTGCATTTTGCAATTCAAGTATTTTACGATCTAGTTCTGAATCTTCCATGTTTGAAAAATTGTGATTGTTATCGACTTCTGTTTTGTCACTCCATCTCTCATTGAAATCATCCATCTTACCGAACCTATTTTTCATGTTGAATATCCATGATACAGCGTTGAAATCTTTTACTTCTCCGAATGCTGCTTTACGCCCTACTTGCTCCCATTTACCCTTGGAAAAGTGTAAACCTTTTTTTACGGCGTCCAAAAACTCTGGATGATCTACTTGCCAAGTTAGGAACGTTTGAAAACAACATTCTAATTCTAAGCACACTTCTGCTTTGCTCGCTCCTT